ATAAGCTCCCTCTTTGGCATTGTGCGCTGTTGGTGTCGGCCAGAATACCGCTTCCCTCAGTGCCGCCTTTGGATGCCCTGGCTCCTCTATCCGCTTTCTGGATGCGCTCCCCGAATCCGATGCTGTTGGAGTCGGAAACATCCTCACGTATTGCTGAAGAGATAACTGCGCCCTGTGTCCGCTGGGCCTGATCGGTTGCCAGTTGTCCGTTGTCCCGCCCGTACTCGCCGCTGGGGTAGGTAATAATCCAGATCCTATCTCTGTGATGGTGCGCGCCAAGTTCGGAAGCTGGTATACAGTGCCACTCCGCATCATACCCGACCTCGGAAATGTCCCAGAGTACTCGCTTAAACCAATCTCCCCGTTCTCCATTAAGCAAGTTTGTGACGTTTTCAAAGATGGCATATTGGGGTCGAATCTCCCCAAGCAGACGGGCGCACTCTGACCATAAGCCGCTTCGCGTTCCGTCTTGTATTCCTGCTTGGTTTCCTGAGACTGAGATGTCTTGGCAGGGGAAACCGCCTGTGATGACATCGACTCCAATTCCGTCTGTAGCCAATCGGTCTGCTGTGATTGTTCTAACATCGTCATAAATCGGCACCCCTGGCCAGTTCTTAGCTAGTACCTTCTGCGCGTATGGCTCTATCTCACAAAACGCTACAGTCTCAAAGCCTGCGCGTTCTAGTCCGAGCGTAAAGCCACCAATGCCTGCAAATAAGTCTAGTACCTTCATAGCGAGAAGGCCGCTTATGCGGCCAGTTGTGATTCGAGCGCTTGAAAAATATTGCGTCGATACTGAACTTCGTTGCCTTGACGCGAGATTGACACAAAAGCACCTACAGCCGCGTCACCAAATGCGTATGCTTCGCCGCGTGCTTCGCTCTCCATCTCGTGCAACTGCTCCTGCGCATCGTCAAATGCAATTTCTGCTTTTGTTAAAATTGCCCAAAAATCGTTGTTGATTGCGTCTTTCATGTTTTTTCTTCCCTTCGGTTAGTGGCTGTTTCCTCAGCCGATGTAAGTAATGTAAGGGAGTATTTATCCACTTGCAACATCTTTTTATCTTTTTTTGATAATTATATGCGGTGGAGTATGTATTGTGACAAACGTGACGAATCGCTTACCCGTAGTGTCGGGCAATCTCAGCGATGAACTGGTCTTCGTTAGGATGACGGGACAGGCGCTTTAGATATTCCTCTTCGCCTATACCCTTGTCTCTACCCAGTCGATTAAGTAGCTCTGTGATTTTGTCGGTTACGACAATGTGATGCCGCTCGCCGAAATACTGCCGTTGGCTCTGTACACACATGACAACATCCTCCTGTTGCCCTGCTATTATAGCACATAGGCAATCAGTTATACGAAACCATCACGTAGTCGGGGTCCTGCTCTTTCTTGCGGACTTCTTCGCGGTAGTGCTTTGCTATCTCGTCCCTGACCGCTTTATTCTCTTTCAGTATCCCACGGCACTTTTCAGTCAGTAGCTCGAGGTGGCCTGCGCCTAGCTCTGTCTCTAGCCATCCGCTAAAGGCCAAGGGATTCTCAGTCATTACGCGATGATGGTGGTGGCACAGGGTAACTGCGTTATCCATTGAGTAGCGAACAATCTTGCGCCGTCTGCCGTAGATGTGCGCGCACTCAAGGCTTTGGTCAGTACCGCAGACAAGGCAAGCACCATCTCGAAGCCTTACGGCCTTGCTAAACCAGATATCAGCGTTGGTGCGCTTTATTGCCATAGTACGTCTCTTTAGTAAATTGTCGCTCGCGCAAGATGGCTTTCTCTGTGTGTCCGCAACTGCATGCCCAACCTTCTAGCTTGTAGTCAGCCGCAGTAAACATAGGCACCATGTCTTTCCAGCACTTAATGCAGACCATGCTCTAGTCGCCAATCGTCGATAGTAGTTAGTAATGCGGCAAGCCAGCTAGTCATAAAAGAGTCGATGTCTATATCGATAGTAATGCCCTCGGGACACGCCACGTCGATGTAAACGTCAGTTAGTTGGTCATTCCGCATGTTAGTCGTAGCCGCCATGATTGCTTCGACCCGACAGACGACAGCGCCACCGTCAGGCAGTGGCATAGACATGATGGGCATTTTTGCTGTCATAGTCGCGGCCTTACGGTAGTGCGGTGTACTTCGCCCTCTAGCTTATCGTATGTGATCACCTTTGCGCCACGCTGTGACATCCATCCGCCGCGAGCCTCGTATGACGACCTGCCAGTTAATGAAGGGTGCATTTCTGCAATAGCGCCGCCATCTTCTATTACTCGCTCATGATGGTAATGACCCATGTGAATATAAACACCTGATGACGCCTTGCCCCACATCTCGCGAAATCGTGGCTCGCTTGCAAACAGCTTGTGCAGGTTAGCCAGTTTCATCTTGTGGCCGTGGTGAAAGCCGAGCATACAATTGCCGTGCAGATACGCGTAATATGGGAATGGGTTGTCGATCACCTCGACGCGGCTACCCTCGAACAGGTGTTTGATGTACTTGCGGAGCCACACGCTAGAACTGATGTCGTGATTACCCTCTGCAACCACCACTACAACGCGCTCAAATCGCTTGAGCATCATTTTAACGGCCTCTCTGACTATTGACATGGATACGTCAACAATCTTCGTGTAGCGCGTGTCAGCGTCCAGTACATGGCCGCCACCGCTTGTCACTGGCTGTAAGTTGATACCGTCGAAATGAATGAAGTCGCCTAATATGTTGAGCAACCCTGTTTGTGAGTTGGGACAGGCCGAAAGCATGTCATGGACGGCGTTTAAGAATATGTCTGCGGCTATCTTGGTGTCGAAGTTGTCGCCCGTCTCGGCTTCCCAACAAGCTGAGCCTACGTGAAAGTCCGTGATAGTTAGTAATGACAGGAGTCGATCATCGGTTTTCTTTGACGGCTTAGTAGGCTTGAACGGCGGCACCAAGTCGAGACTCTGTTCCATGCGCTCGACAAGCATTTCTAGTTGCCGTTCTTTGTCGCTCAGGCTCTTAACCCATTGGCCTACGGGTTTGCCTTCGTCGTTGTAGTACGTCGAGACACCTTTGACGGTAAAGCCGTCAGGGACAGGGTGTGTGTAGTCGTGTTCTGGACTATAGCCCTGCAATGCGGCTTTTGCTTTTACCTTGCTCCAGTGATCCTGAACCGTACTTCTTGATAATCCAAGCTCTTTTGCAATTACTCGTTGGCTTTCGCCTTTTTCTACTCGGCTGACTACTGCTTTCTGCCTTTCGGTTTTGCAAAACTGTAATAGGCTCATGCCTACCCCCCCAGTTTGCTGTACTCCGAATTCTGTGGCTTGGTGAGTTTGACTCCATGGTCAATTGCCCACGCTTCCACTTGTTGCATGAAGTATAACATCTCGCCACGTTCAAGGTTTGACGTACCGCGAACTTGGGCGGGTATCGTCGTATTTCCAACCTCGATGTCTTCCGTTCCAAGAAATTTGTACTTCAGTATTAGCTTCATCTCTTCTTCGTCGCCTGTGAAGCCGTTGTTTTTTTTAAAGTAGCGCGTCATGTCCCTACACCAGACGTGGAACAGATCATTCTGACTTAGCGAGCGCCGTGGCTTGTACTCTTTTACCTGCCACGACACTGGCTTATCCCAGCACCACTCCGTTTCAAGAAAGGTTTGAAACGCCTTGATGCGGTCTTTGATTTCTATCGGGTCTTTAATTAGCCAAAACTCACCCATCATTTTGCTTCCTATTTCGTTTCTTCATGAGATTGAGCCACAGCCACTCTATCGGTCGGACATCCTCTGCATCTATGACTTCCCTTTCACCATATCCAAAGTCTTTGCGATAGCAGTCAAACTCAAAATCAACCCTGGGATATGCGCCGTTTATTCGCATGACAGCAGGGTCATCTGTAGCGCCGACCAATACCGCAACATCAGCTTTGAACTTGCTCATGTTGTCGAAAATTAACGGACCGTATTCTTTGTTAGTGAATTTCACGTCAATAGACACGTCGTCAAACCATAGGTCTACACCGCCATCAGTCATAACGTTGACAGCGGGCAGGTCAATGTCTAGCAGACGAGCTACAGCTATCTCCGCTTTGTAGCCTAAAATATTGGCTTCCACCCTGCTTTGCTTTTCATTTTCTAAACGTGGTTTAAATCCCATCAGCTTTTCACATAGAGCAACTGTATCTGCACCCATGCACTCAGCAGTCAATAAGTCTTTTCGACTGAGTCTAAATTTCATCGCGTGACCCTCTCGCCCTCAAAGGTCACGTACTGCCCGTACTTCTCAAGGCATGACTGCCTGAAGCGTTCGCTCTTCATGAAGTCGTGAGTCAAGTCATCGAGTTGAGTCCACTGCTTCATCGGCTTCTTACCGCTCTGCTCGTACTCTTTCTGTGCGAATGGACTGCCGCCTTTTTGGTTTGCTCTTGAAAGCCATGAGTTTACGAAGCGAGGCATTCCCCGCTCTGTCTTGCGCTTAGGATCATTAGAGTCGAGCCATACGGTCATTACGTTTAGCTCTGCAAATACATCGACCTCGGGATAAGCGTGTTGCCAGCTTAGTATCTGTTCATCCGTAGGTTGCCAGTCTGTGCCGTCTTTGCAAATCACTACCCTTCTCCTTTTTTTAAACAATAGGAATCATTAGAGGCGGTTGTTGCCCTATACAAGTATCCTAGCTAGTCCGTCATTCCTACAGTATCAGTGCAGATAATTAACGGCTCTGCCAGGCCGCGCCCTTACTACATGGCAACATAACCACTGTTCGTCCCCGCCTCTAAAGGTCGTAGGAATGATTTGGCTTTCGTGAGCGACTGCACCTGAGACAGCACTATTTAACTAGGCTCGACTAGGCGTACTTTTGAAAGGAATAGGGGTGATAGGTATACAGACAGCTAGATTGCTGTATAATTTTGCCTATCCTTAGCACGCAAACTTAGGATGCCACATGCGCTAACCCTTCCGCAAGTGGTTTGGCCCCGTTTCCTCAACGGGGCTTTTTTTTACTCCTCTTTTGGCTCTTCGGCACATTGATAACAAACGCTGTCGTCATAACGCTCGTCATAAACAACGCTTTCCTCTTCCCAGAACCGCCCTGTACACACAGGGCAATCAAACGGATAGGGCATCATGGCTTACCTCCCTAACTTCTCGAACTCATCGAGAGACATATTAAGCCTACTAGCCAACTGCACTACACGACTGAACTTCATGTCGTCTTTGTGCCGCCAGCGGCATACCTGTACAGGCGTTACACCAAACTCTCTTGCGAGTTCGTCATTGCTGACACCTGCGAGCGCCTGCGCTTTCTTCAGCGCCTTGCCTACATCAGAAGGGCAGGTCATCTTCAAACTCCACACTTGGTTCTGCGGCTTTACGTGCATCGGCTATGCCTTGCTTCGCTACCTCTGCCTGATCTGGCTCGAAGGTATCCAGCTTGGTGTATAGCTTGCCTGCCTTAGAACGCATCACCTCCATGTTTACCCAATCACCGCTCTGCTTATTTAAAAACGGAATAAGCTCCGATTTTTTGACAGCCAGCTTGCATATTGCATAGTCTGGCGCGTTGTCGTTTCTTTTGGGTATCAACCCGTCTACAAAAGTAATATCAGCCATTGGCTAACTCCTTTCTTGCTTGGTTAAATGCGTCGTTACCCTTGCAGGCCGCCCGCTCCTCGGTTGTAAAAATGCCGCCCTTAGTCGGCGCTCGGAACAATGTCGCCATCGTCTCGTGGTCAATGTCACCCCAGATACCCGCTAGTGACTGCCAGTCCTCATTGGCGATAGCTTCCTTGGCATACATCACCCAATCAAAGTTGGCGCGAACCGTAGCCATGAACTCCAAAAACTCGCCGTCATTCTGCTGGCTGATAGCGTTTGCCACCTCGTCGGCTGATGCTATTTCTGTTCCGCCCAATCCGAAGAATGCGAGCGCTCGACCCACGGCTGAACTCTCGGCCACTTCCATTGCGGCTTGTGCGTTTATCTTACTAGCGGCCCTCACTTCCTCAGCGTGGCCTGTGGCAATGACCTGACCCGCCGCAGATATCGTGGCTTTCATAATTACCAAGACATCGTTTGCTTCTACAAGCTCAGTTAAGATAGTGAAGTCTGGATGCTTTGCCCTAAACTCAGCTACACGTAGTGCCACCGTCTTGTATTCCTTGCCGTGAATTTTAACTACACCGTCAGACATTATTGACCCCCTTTGTTTTCGTACTCATAGCAGTCAGCATAGCCAGCGTTGTACGCCTCTGACTGTCCCTTCTTGTGCTGGATACCTTCCTCCCAATCAGTCCAGCCACGGATGAAGTCCTGCTCGGCAAGCTCTAGGAAGTCAGCTAATCGCGCATCCATGTGCGCCTCTTGTGTAGGCTTTGGCTTCATTGCTGTTAAATCACTTAACTGACCTACCAAAGAATCAAGCTCCTCAATTAGCTCTGACTTGATTAGCTTTGGCGGTACAAATTCATTACTCGACATAGGTGAACCCCTCTAGTTCTGAGCAGACTTGCTCTGCGTTAATGATGTTGTGGTCATGCCACTTACAGGAATGCACACAGACGCCGACCTCTTCGACCCACTCTGTGCGACCTTCGTACTCAATCGAGTAACGGCCACCGACAGGGTGGTAGTAATCGTCGATTGATTTACGGTCAACAAGCAGTGTGACTACCTGAGTCTCCTCGTCGTAGTCGTCAGCAACTGCGGTGCGCTCGATGCCCTCTAGCTCATCGACAAACGCATCCCAGTCATTAACCTGCTTGCTTATTTTGATAGCAATTTGCATGGCTTTCTCCCTTCAAAGTTCCACATGGAACAATGTCAGGATACACCATTTAGGATAAATGTGTAGCTTTTTAGGTTATTTTTTTATCCGTAAGTCCACATTACAGGGGTCGTGGCTCGCATGTCCACGTGTACGAAGGTGCGGGCTACACCGATACCACCAAAGCCCATCTTTAGCGCCTCGTGTACGAGGTTCATACGCTGAAATCCATTTGATACAGCGATGTCTGCCGCAATGCCCTGTGTATGAGTTCCGCCCTTCTCTTTGCTTCGCTCTGCCGTGTGGCTTTTAGAGCGATAGCCAGAGGTAATGGTAAACGGAAAGCCGCAACGCTCGCGTAGCTCATCCAGCATGTGGATGAACGATTCGTCCATGTCATTCTCGCCAGTCTCGCGACAGCGAAACTCGGATATGTCGAAGTGCTTAAACATTACTTTTTCCTTAGTGCCATCAACTTGTCTGCGCCGCGTATACCAAAGCTCGCAGAGACAGCTAAGAATAACAGGTACTGATACCACTCGGGCAATGTATCGAGTGCGGCAAATGCCATGTCAACTCGCTCAATGACAGCAACGTCATTCATGGCAATGGCATAGCCAATCATAAAGACAGGTGCGGCAAGTACTAACGTCCAAAACTCGTCTTTCCATGAGTTCATTGACGCATCGGCCATCTTGTTTTCCCATGCCGCGTCGTTCTGAATTACTTGTAACTTGCGCTCATGCGTCGCCTGCTTCTCTGCCGCTTTGCGTTTGAAGTGCCCGCCGACTAGCTCGGTAACTGGGCCGATGAGTGCCTGCCACATAATTAGTCTCTAATTAGTACGATGTCAAAGTTAGCCGTGACTCGTGAGTCGTTGCCGCTGACGTTATCAATGCGGATGTCGATGTCTGTTTTCTCAGGGACGCGAAGCGGCGCATGGAAGTCGTATCGGTAATGGCCGCTAGTCTCAGCAACGTGTGCGATTCTAAATGGCTTACCAAACAACCGATGATACATTAAAAGCTGTGCGTTCTTGTTTGAGTCAATAGTCGAATCAAGCGCCACCAGATAGCCCGTATGCCCCGCTGGGACGGTGTAGACCGCCATGAGGGTTTGGGCATAGCCTATGTCTATTTGCGCCACAACAGTCCCTGACGCGCTCACAGTGCGGGCTGTAATTGTGCCCACGTTAGCGCCGTCTTCGTAGGTCATCCGAAATACGCGGATAAAGGTATTTGTAGTCGTTACTGCTGACGCGCCTGTTAGCGTAACCGTTTCTGTCTGCTCGTCATAGTTAGCATCTAAACCCTCGATAGTCAGCACAGCCGTATCGCTGGCACTGGTCGATAGGCAATAAATGGTCTGCGCCGTTGCTAGTGACGACCAAGGATACAAGCCGCTACCTGTCCACACACTCTCAGGATCAGTCGCTTGGTCGATGTCGAAGTTAGCGCCAAACTTATGCACGATCTTCGAGTTTGAAATTGCGTCACGCGCTACGTCGAGGTAGACGTTGGGCGTAGGGTGGTCAGTATGAAATTGATACATTAATTAAGCCATTGCGCCACAACAATCGCGCCCAGTATGAAAGGATATATAGCCAGCACTGAATGACTGACACTTTTTAGGTCTTTACGAACTTCGTCAATATCGTTACGTGTGTCGTCTATTTTTTCGTCAAGCCGCTTTAGACGCTCCTCGCATTGCGCTTCATGCGTTGCTAACTTCGAGAGTGCTTCTTCAGCAAGATTCATGTCATCGCCCCAGTGGGTTGGCAAGTTCATCCATTGCAGTCCACGCATCGTCCATGTCTCTTTGCAGGCGTTTAATGCGGTCGTCAATGTTACTCAGTGCCTCTATTTTAGCATTGACTGTCAGCACAGTCTCGCTGTTCGATTTCTCTACTGCGGCCACCCTATCCCGTAGTGGTAACAGGTCACGCTGTAGCTCCATAATCTGAGATAGGTTAGTCGATAGCTCTGCCAGTTTGCCCTGCAAATCAGCAATGTTGTTATCGTCTAACTGCTGTTGCATATTAGATATGCTGACTTGGTAGTCCTGTAGTGTCTTAGATTGCGCTGTACGCAAATCCTCGAATCTACCCTCTATGACTGCCGTGCCAGACGTAGCGTCGCTGACAGCGGCTTCTAGCGCCTCGAGACGCGAGAAAAACTCAGAAGTCGCCCATATACCGCCGCCAATCGTTGACGCAAATGACAGCAAAATAGCAATCCAGACGCCCTTTATCTGCGTCCCGCCAACGTTTAATTCTAAGTCTTCAATCGCCATTGTTGTAGCAAGCCTCGGGGTCAGCGGCAAACCAGCAACCACCTTCTGGGGATGTGTAGAAGAATGGCATTGTCTCGCCTTCGGTCAAAACTTCCTCAACGGTCACGTAGTAATTAGCGAGGTTGAGTCCCTGGATGGTAGAGCCGCCATCAAACGACACCCATACCGATTGTGTGGACGCGTCGAAAAATACACTTGCCGCCTCTTGGTAGGTAACTCGTAAGTCATAGGCCATGTCATTAGCTTGCTCTAACAGCGTCTCATCATTAGCCACTGCCATGTATGCCGCCGCTACCTGTGTGGCTTCATGTACGGCTACCAGCGCATCGTTGTACTGGTCTACCTCTTGGTCTTCAAGGGTCACGTCATTGGCCGCGATATACTCTTGCAGGGCCATTGCTTGTCTTTCGTCTTGCGCCTCTGCCGCGTCCACCGCCATCTCGTTTACAGTCGCAACCTCAATCAGCACCTGTGCGGCTTCGACATAGGTATCAATAGCCTGACTGACAGCGTCCATAGCGGTCGAGGCTTGGTCGTCGAAGTATTGCTGTGCGTTGGGGTCGTAGCTGTACGTCTGATTCTGTACGGCCAAGACAGCGGCGTTGTAGGCGTCCTGCTTCTCTTTATCGAGTAAGCCTTGGTCTACAGTGCCGTCAGGCGTTAACCATCCTTGGCTTGCGTAAGAGTCTGCGCCTGCAATTGCTTGTATGCCGTATTTGAAGGTGTTGCGGATATCTTGCGAGGCGTTTATAAGGTTATCTATTTCATTCGCCTGAGCTTGAGCGGTAACGCTCAGACAGACTGCTAGTAGGTACCTCTGCCTCATCTGTCTCTACCCCCATGCCCAATATCGCGTCGTAGAACTCCTTGTCGTCGAGGTAGTCAGGAATCAAAAGCTCGGGTCGCTGTTTGATTTCTAGCATTGCTCGCTTACCGACAATTATCTTTCCGTATTTTACCACTGGGCAGGGTGTTGCCGCCATGAGCATTGCTCGCCACACGTTGGGGTTTTGACACATCAGACTGACTGCACCTATTTTTAAGCCCATATTTGATAAGGTTATTGCGTTCCTGCGGCGATTACACTCCTCGTCCTGAATGTACTTACCAGACGACACGCCAATGCCAACTAGTTGTAAGCCGCCAGATATAGATTGCAGGCACGATTCGCTACCGCTGGACATAAGTGATGGGCTGACAGCAGTATTGGCTGGCATGGTTGAGCCAGCGTTAGGGCCAGAGTTATTAGTCGTGCGGTTGTTGTTGTTTGACCCTATCTGATTAGTATTCAAATCACCCTCGTTACGAATACCGTTGTCACGCTCAACACCATTGCCGTCCGTTGGTAGTTCTGGCGGTGGGTCAATTTCTGGGACTGGTTCAATATCCTGCCCGAAGGCAGGCATTGAAAGACTAATCGCCAGCAGTAGGCTCGTCGTAATCCTCATCAGATATGACCTCATATTCAAGGGATTGTGCGAGCATATTTACAAACGCATCGCGACCTACTGATAACTGGTCTACGTTGAACCTTGCGCTGGACAGCTTACGATCTAGGTCTTTGATGTGGTTAATGCAAGTGACTTGTTCGTCGGTCATGTCTTCGATAAAGTACTCTTTGTCGTTCACTGTGATGGGGGTTTTTTCGTCTTTACCCATGTCAGTTTTCTCCTTACTGTTTTGCTTTGCCGATGTTTACGGCTAACACCTCCAGCACCTTGTACAACTTAGAAATCCAAACGTCGTCTTTAGGCGTTGGGGTGAGGGCCGCGATTATAGAGGCAGTCGCAATGACCGCCGTGGCTATATTCGCAATATCTGTGACAATAGACAAGCTCACTACCAAGGCTTCCCATCAGCAGTAACAGGGTTCTTTTGTCCTGCGATGTTTGCTGTCAAAGACGCTTCAGTAGCACTCTGATCTACCTCTGCGTGTACCCAGCCCATAACAACTTCTTCTGTTAGGCTGTTGTAAGCAACAAAGCCATCAGCGTCAGCGTCAGGTGTAAAGCCTACAGTGCCGTATGCAGAGGCAGTGAATGTGTCGTCACCAACAGTTTCAGATTCAGTAACACGCCAGTGTGCAACGGTTACACCGCCGTCTGCCAAGTTACGCTCAAGGTTTACAATAGTCCATGTAGCCATTAGTTAGCTCCTTCAAGTTGTGCCACTCTGGCACGTAGTGATTGAATTTCTTTTACAAGCATAGGTACTAGCTTTGAGTAGTCTACGCCCATCATGTCGTTTGAGTCAGCGTCTCCAGTAACTGCTATAGGTGCAACGCTCTGTAGCTCCTGTGCAACCATGCCGTACTTCTGGTGTGACCCGTCAGCCTTCCAGTCAAACGA